TTAATGATCCTCGTTTTTTTGGTGTACTAGAATGGCCAAGAGAACATGCAAAGAGTGTTTTTGTAGATATTCTTTTACCAATGTATCTATATACAATCGGCGAGTTGGATGGTATGATCCTGGTTTCAACCAACGAAACGAAAGCAAAAGGATTACTTGGAGATCTACAAGCAGAATTTAAATCCAATAATCGATTCATTCATGATTATGGTGAAGTCGCTAAAATAGGTGACTGGACAGAGGGTAACTTTTCTACAGTTGACGGCGTTGGATTCTGGGCTTTTGGTCGTGGTCAATCTCCACGTGGTACTAGGAAAGCAGAAAAGCGTCCTAACTATGCTGTTATTGATGATATTGACGATAAAGTGATCGTCAATAATCTGAAGCGAGTAAAGGAGATGGTAGACTGGATCAAGGAAGCTTTATATGGTGCATTGTCTATTAAAGGTGGTCGATTAGTAGTAGCTGGAAATCGAATCAACAAACACTCCATTTTAGCACATATGGTTGGTGATATTGAGCCTACGGATCCTAAAGATCCACACATAAATCACATCAAAGTGTATGCCATAGAGAAAGGTTCTAGGCATCGGAAAGCAGATTTTAAAAACGGCAAACCTGCTTGGAAGGAAAACTTTACTTTGGCACAGCTAAAGGATAAAATGGATAAGATGGGTTATCGAGCTGCTCGTCGTGAATTTTTCCATGAACACCATGAGGAAGGCTTTATATTTAAACCGGAGTGGATCCAGTGGGAAAAATCCGAGAATTTTAAGAATTATGATGCTATTATTATTTATTGTGATCCTTCCTGGAAGGGTACCAAAAATAACGATTACAAAGCCATTATTACACTTGCCAAAAAGAACACCCGTTACATCATCCTTGATGCATGGGTTAAACAAGCTTCAGTCAAATCCATGATTAGTGCTTTTTACGATCTCTATGCGATACATGAGAATCGAGCCAGGTATTACATGGAAGGCAACTTTAATCAGGATACGCTGGTAGATGAAGTGTATCTGGAAGGTGAAGAGCGTGAAGAGTATTTACCTCTTAGAGCTGATAAGCGATCAAAGCCTAATAAGTACGATCGTATCGAAAATATGAGTCCAATATTTGAACGTGGGCTCATTTCATTAAATGAAAGAAAAAGACACTCTCCGGACATGCAGGAGCTCGTCCAACAGTTACTCGGTTTTCCTTATGGATACGATGATGCACCGGATGCGACGGAGGGTGGACTTTTTTATTTACAAAAGATTAAGCGATCCGGCCGTACAAGAAAAGCACGGATGGGGAACTATAACAAAAGTACTAGTAGATATGCCTGAACCTATGAGATTTATAAAGCCTGAGGATTACAATACTAAAATTCGTAGTAAACAGCTGGATCAAATTATCCAAGGTAATGATAGTATCAAGCTTGATGCTGAAAATGTAGCTATTGCCACTGTAAGAGATGCCCTTTATCCATACTACGATACTCAGCAAATCTTTATTAACGATGCAGGAATTTCTGAGGAAGATCTTAGACATCAGCAAGTTGTTCGCTGGGTTATGAATTTAATCATGTACTATCTATATGAAAGAATTCCTGACAAACTGGTACCGGACAGGATTATTAAGAACTACGATGATACAATGTCATTACTCATGGATATTAGCGATGGTAAGAAATCCGTAGACCTTCCAAGATTAACTGATAGTGAAGGTTCTACTATTACTAAATTCCGATGGGGATCACAAGAACAAAGATATTTCGAACAATGAGCCGATTAAATAAAATTACACAGTTTCTATTTCCTAATCTGAACAGTGAGGAACAGACACATGCTTCATCTAATTCAGATAATAAGTTACGTGCTGAAAATAAGAATCCCTTTTTCAAAAAGAAGGGATTGATTAGACATCAACTTAATCAGCGAACTTATCGTATAACAGCTAATTTACAAAAATGGAAATCTGCTGTTCAACATGCTGAGGATAAAAATAGACCGGATCGAGAATTACTTTATGATCTTTATGATATTGTAATGGAGGATGATCATTTACTATCTCAAGTACAAACTGCTGAATATAATATTCAGATGTCACCTTTTGAAATTCGGATTAAAGATAAAGCAGATAAAGAGCTTAAAAAGTTATTTGAAACGCCTTGGTTTTTTGAATATTTGAAAGTATGTATGCATACCGAGCTTTATGGCCATTCACTTGTAGAGTTCACCGAAACGTATGGTAATGGAAATATCAAAAGTATCTATCTGGTACCACGTCAACACGTAAGACCTGAAGCGCATATAATTGTAGTTAATACCGGAGATGACAAAGGGATATCCTACGATGAAGGCATATTCCAAAAACATCTGATACCGGTCGGAAAGGATGAAAATTTAGGACTCTTAAAAGGCATCTCTAAATCCATTATCCGCAAGAACTTTAACCTAGATGATTGGGGCCGGAAAAACGAAAAGTTTGGTATGCCTTTTGTTATTTGTCAGACTGCCTCACGTAATGATGATGAGTTAGACAGCAAAGAACAAATGCTTCGTAATTTTGGATCCAATATGTGGGCAATTCTTGATGATCAGGATGAAATTGAAATTATTGAATCTGACAGCTCCAGTACTGGAAAAGGGCATTTAGGATATCTTGATTACTGTGAATATGTTGACAAGTGTATTGCACTCGTAATAAACGGTCAAACCGGTACCAGTGACGAAAAAAGCTATACCGGATCTTCTGAGGTGCACGAGCGAGTCATGAATAAATATACACTTGCCAGATTAACCAGAATTCAATATCACTTGAATTTTGAACTAATACCGTACTTAGTCAAATACCATAATTATCCATTGGCCAATGCTACATTTAACTTTCTTGATCTTGATGAAGAAGAAACACCGGATAAACCGGTTGATGCCAAAAAAGCTCCGGAGCAAGACAGCAAAAAAAAAAGCTAAGTCTGAATGATTTTTATCCGGCTAACTACCGATTAAATGTAGATCAACCGCTATTTAATATCCGTGAGATCTTCCAAAAAGCAATTAGCAAGGTATTTCAAAGAGACATCAATTCCGGGGAGCTTGATAAAGATCTTCTTTTAAAGGAATTCAATGACTTATTTGATGGTTACAAATCCGGTACCGGAACAGAAATAGGTGTTCTTCAGTATTCCGATCCGCTTTTGGAAAACATGCAAGCTGTACGCCGTAATCTATTGACATTCGCTGCATTCAAAAACTATCATGAAATTACTGACCTGGTCAATTTATTGAGTGATGAAAATGGCAATTTGAGAAGCTTCGCTGAATTTAAAAAAGCAGCTGAATCTATTACCGCAAGTTATGGAGATCGATACCTGAGGGTAGAATATGACACTGTAGTACGTAATGGTGAAATGGCTGCGCAATGGCAGGATTATGAACGAGATAAAGATATCTTTCCTTCTTTACAGTATATGACACAGCAGGATGGTGATGTTCGACCTGCTCACCAACAAATGCACGGTATAATCAGAGCCGTTGATGATCCATTCTGGGATTCTTTTTATCCGCCAAATGGATGGAATTGTCGTTGCTATGTATTGCAATCAGATGAACCTGCAGAAACAGGTGATTTTGAAAAGTATGAAAAAGAAGTACCTAAGATTTTTAGGACAAATACCGGTAAAAATGGTGTAATCTTTACAGATTCACATCCTTACTTTGAAAATATTAAAGGTGTATATCCATCTTCTATACATAGGCAATTGAGAAACATTTTGATTGATGAGGAAATCTATGATGTCGCATTTCAGAGAGATGGTCTGAAAGTACTACAGCACATAACACATGATTTTGATGAGTTCAAAGATAATCTGGAATTCGTCAAATCAATTAACCAAGGCAGTATTATCAAACTCCTACCTGCAGGTAGAATCAAAGGTCAAAAATTCATTGACGCTATGATTGATGATCAGCCACTAGAGATTAAAAAACCTACATCTTATCCAGTTAATAACTTTGGTCGTAATATTCTGAAGAAGGCTTTAATTCAATTTAAAAACTGGAAGCATCGAGGGGATCACAATACATTTTCATTAGGTATTCATTTAACACAAAAAGTCGATATAGAAGAAATTGTTAAAATGAAAAATGAAGCATTATCAAAAGCATCAATATCAAAAGTGATTGTGCTGCATGTGGATGATGTACTGATATATGAATAAAAAAAGCACAAGAATGAATCTTGTGCTTTATGTCTATCGTCTGGAGCGGTTTAGACCCCACTACTTGATAGATATCTTTCCCATTAGAACTCTAAATTATTAAAATTAGTTCAGAATGTCAATATTCGATAAGCATAAAAAAGATATAGTAAAAGTTATTGATCAATTTCCCAGAAAAGCTGCTGTAATTGCCAGAAAGCATTTTGATCAATCATTTACTAATAAAGGATTTACAGATAAGAAATTGACTAGATGGAAACCAGTTAAAGATCATCGAAAAGGTCGGACCGGCAATAAAAAACAACCACTTGTTAAAACCGGTAGATTAAGGTCTTCTATCCGGACAAAAGTGCAAGGTAACACGGCCATCATATTTACCTCCGTTCCCTATGCCGCCATTCATAATGATGGGACTGAGGTAATCGTAAAACAACATACCAGGAAAGTAAAGGGAAAAGCCGTGAATGTAAAATCACACAAACGTGTTGTGGCTCAACGTCAATTCATGGGAGAAAGTGAAGTTTTAGATAAAAAATTAACTCAGGTCCTCGTAAAGGATCTTCAAAATGTATTTAAATGATCAGTAATCAGTATTTAGCAATTAGAAACAAACTACAGGAAATTGCAGCTCTTGAATTGGTGGACTATTATACCAATCAATTTGAGCAGGAAGGAGGTGTACATGTTTTATCGTCACCGGCTGCGTATGTCAAATTAGAACCTGTTATTTGGAATGATGTTGGAAATTTAATCCAAAGGGCAGAACTGGATTTTACAGTCTTTCTTGCTTCTCAAACATCTTATGGTGATGAAAATGACATCTTA